AGATGTTAACCGCATTTTTTCCGTGTTAGCAGTGCTTGAGGTGTAAAACCTTAAATTACCAATACTTGTTCCAGTTCTGTCAAAATATATACTTCCTAATGTTTCAGTACCATCGTAAGATGAAAAATTAATATTACCAAAATCGTTTGTTGATCTAACTCTAAACTTGGCTGCGTTTCCACTACTGTTAGATACAACTTCTAAAGGATAATTCGGGCTCGTCGTTCCAACGCCAAAATTTCCAGAGTTTGTATCAAATATAAATTTAGTAGAGTTGTTTGCATTTCTTATTCCAAGTTTACCATTACTACTACTAGAATTAACTGGAGTCAAGTAAATAGTATCATCACTATCAGTTAAAGAATATATTTCAAATCTTGTGTTAGAATTACCGTGTCTTACACTAAACTTGTTTCCAATACTTCTAACATAAGAATCAAGATGATATCCATTACTTGTTATTTTTGTTCCAAAATTTTCATTTCTAAAATGTATAGTTGCATTTGAGCCAGAATTATTACCTACAATTAATTCGTCTTGTGTTCTTGTTTTACCATTTACATCTAATTTATACCCACTATCAGTTGTTGTTCCAATGAGTAGGTTTCCAGATGAATTAATACGCAATCTTTCTATATATGAGCCACTTCCAGTTTCAAAAGAAATATATCCATTAGCATGTTTATTTCCAATATTAATAGATGTATTAGAGCTATTATACATATTTATATATGTTAGTTCAGCCCCTCCATTTCCATAATATTGTCCAGTAATTTTACTTCCAGCATCTAAATCAAGTAAACTTGGTATGCCTAAACCAGCTTCTATTATTCTAACATTTCCTTTTACTTGTAACTTAGCCCCACTATCAGTTGTAGTATTTATAAGTAGGTTTCCATTATGTAACAACCTCATGTGTTCTACACTTCCAGAATCATTTTGCCATTTAAAGCCTCTTTGACCTTGTAAAGTTGCTGTATTAGCAAAACCAAAACTTGTTAAAAAATCTGTATTAGCATCAGCTCTAATACCAGTACCATAACCTAAAGAAATTTTTCTTTGTGTTCCAAATGTTAGTCTTATGTTACCAGCAACTTCTAAGGCTTCATTAGGACTTGCAGTTCCAATTCCTACGTTACCATTAGATAAAATAACTAAATTGTCATCTCCAGTTGTTGCAGTTCTTAAACCTAAAGCTCCTCCAGCTGTTTGAATTCTTCCAGCAATAGATGCTCCTCCAAAAGCATCTCTAAAATATAAAGTTCCAGTTTGACTACTACCTTGATTATTAATTATTAATATTGGATTGTTAGCTGTTTGCCTTATACCTCCAGCAACTTCTAATTTATTTCCACTATCAGTTGTAGTTCCCAAAAGTAGGTTTCCTCCATCAGTAATTCTTACAAGTTCTGTACTACCAAAGTTTTTAAATTTAATCGGCTCACCAGTTGCAGCTGGTTTAAAAGCATCAGCATGACTATCACCAGTTATTAATGCATCACCAACAACGTGGAGCTTTTCTGTGGGAGAAACAGTTCCAATTCCTACGTTGTTAGATGAGTTTATATTAATATTGTCAGCCGATTTAGACGCATTAAATCCAATACTTAACACTGAACCTTCTGCATTAATATATCCTAAAGTATCATCATCTTGAATTATAATATTTGCTCTATTATCTGTTGATTTAAATCTTGCTACTGTATTTGATGATGATTCAACATGTAATGGATTTGCTGGACTGGTCGTTCCAATTGCTAATCCAGTAGAATTTAATCTCATTTTTTCTGTTGAGCCAATATTGAATCTTGCATTATCACCACCACCAATTATAACACTAGCAGTTGTATATTCATAACCACCTAATTTAATTTGATTTCCACTTGTTAGAGTTAATAATCCATAAGTAGCTCCATTTGTATGTGTGCCTTTATATGCTTGATTATTATTCATAATAATATCATTGGAGCCAGATGTATTTCCATTTGCTAAAACTTCTGCAAGAGTATCAGCACTTCCAACTTGCGTATCAACGTATGCCTTTATACTTTCACTTGTTGCTAAACTTGTAGCACTTGCAGTTCCAAAACTATCGTCATCTATATAACTACTAATTGCAACACTTCCAGAATCTATACTTGTTGCTGTAATATCAAAGCCACCAACTGTTCCTTTTGTTTTGTTTTGGTATTGTGCAGCTAAATCATTTTGATTTACTAATATTATAGATCCTTCTAATATATCCTCTGTTATTAGTTTGCTTGTTACTGAAATACTTGTATCACTAGCCCCTTGATCTGCACTTACAGTAAATTCATTAACCTCATCACCATCAACATCTGCAACATTTAACACATCATTTGTTTTAAATACAGCTGTTCCAATAGCATTTATACTTATGCTTGTAACTGGCACTTGTTGTTGCACTACTACTTTTTCAATATAACCTTCAAAAGCTGCACTTGCCTCAAATATTACATCAGTTGATCCAGCACAAGTTGAGAAAACCTCATAAGTTCCAGATGCACTTAAAACAGTTGAATTTCCAGAACTACCAGCTTTGACAGATAATCCACCAGCACTTAATGTTAATGTTACAATTATTTTATAAGTTAATGCATTTGTTAAAGTATCTTGTTTAATATCACTTGTTGAGCCAGTTGGTGAAAAAATTGCTTTGTTACTTGATATACTCCAACCAGTTCCTTTTGTCCAACCAGTATCAGTTGCAAATATTCCATTTACAGCAACATCATTTCCAAAGGCACTTTTGATTGCTGAAACAGTTGTAATATAACTATTTTGTGTTAGCTTGTTAACTAATGTATTTGTTTGCGGAGTTTTTTGTCCTATTTTATTTGTTTTATCTTGTAATATATCTGGACCAATTATTATGTCATCAGTTTTTGTTAGTGATTGTGTATCTTTAATAATTTGATAACCTTGATAATCTACCTCATCTTTTAATAAATGAAATGAGCCGCTTTTAAATATATAATATGGAGTAGTTCCAGTTGCACTATAACCTTTTAATCTACCAATTGGATTAATATAGTTTGGTCTTGAGCCACTACCATCATTTTGATTCTTGTTTGTTTCACCAATTACAAGCCTCATTGATGGGCTTTCAATAACTTTAGTTTGTCCATAAAGATATTCAGACAATAGCATTTCTGTAAAGCTATTAGTTCCACTTGTTGAGCCTAATCCCCATGTTCCTACAACATTTGATTTAACAAACGAACTACCATTCCAAACTTTTAAGCTACCCTCAGAACTTGCAAGTAATGTATCACCCCAAATTAAATCACCAAAATCAACTATTTCAGAATCTTTAGTTGTTGGATTTGGACTTACTGAAACAAAACTACCATACAAAGCTCCAGATGCACTAGCATTAACAATAAGTAGTTTACCTTCAAATGGATTTATATTTAGTTGAGATGTATAACTAACTATGCTATTTGATGTTGTTGGATTTAAAGAGTAATTAGGATTGTATGCTGTTGGCTGATTTGTTTGCCCAATAACAGATGGATTTAATGGAGTTTGATAATTTGGATTTAACGTATTTGTCCAATATATAGTAGATGCGGAAGGAGCATATAAAACTTGTAAATTAAATAATCCATTTACTGCATATATAAATTTAAAACTACCGCTGTTAGCCCCCCAATTGTCAATGTCAGTATAAATATCCCAATCACCAGTTAATGTTAATGCAGAGCCACTTACATCTTTAAATTCTATTTGCTCATGAAAACCTACTTTAGTTTGTGTTCCAACAATGTTATCTAAATTAGACCTCCATACAGTTTTTTTATTATTTAGATTTGCTGTTGTTGCATTTTCCCAATAATATTTGGGAGTATTAGATGGATCATATCTTAAATAATACGTTGTTGCTCCATCAGTTATATACATTCTAAATGTTAATGACATTGCTAATGTTCCACTATAAGCAACATTCATTGTAACATCTAAAGGTATAATTAATATCATGCTACCATCAACAGAAACATCACTAATTGTATCTTGATAAATTACATCTGTTTGTCCAGTTGTTAAATCATAAGGCAATCCACCAAAATAATTTTTGTTACCATAATCAATAAATTTAGCTTGAGTTCTTTTTAATTGCGGTAAGTAGTTAAATTGACTACCAGCTAATTTTTGTATTCCTCCAGTTACGTCATCAATCAACAAATTATATCTTGTCCAATATGAATCACCTAAATTATCAGATGAACTATCAAAAGCTCCAGTTTTTGTATATGTTCTTGTGTTAATATTATCTGGATTTGCATAAGTTCCAGATTCAGCTGTATTGTATTCTTGTATTTGTACTATATAAAAAACATGTTTCCAATATATAATTCTTGCCCCCCAATGTTTTAACAAGTTTTTAAGTACATCATAACAATTAACAACAGTAAAATTTTCATCAGCATCTTTACTGAAAAACATTTTAGTGTTACACTTTGTTTGATAAAATGGATCAGTTGATTGTGTAATAGTAGGCATAACACTATTAAACCAATTAATCGCAGTAGTGAATTTATAATCTTGAGTAGAGCCTTGAGTAGTTGTTGATGCCCCAGATTTTAATAATATTTCTTTTAGCCAATATGTAAACCTACCATTGCTTGAATACATATCAGCATCAGTATAACTACCAGCTGTTCCAGATTTTGAAAAATCAATTTCTTTTAGCAATGACAAACCATCAACCGCAGTTAATGTAACTGGATAAGGATAATACAAATCTGGTGATGCACTTAAATCCATAAGCACAAATCCAGACCACAATGGAGCCACTGAACTATAATCACTTGAACTTGCTCTATATAAATGAATATAAACATCTTGCTCATTAAAGTTTTCTCTTATATTTTTTATAAAAGCATCTTGAGTTGTATTGGTTACCATAAAAGGTAACTCTAACTTACTTGATAATATTGGACTGAATCTATCTTGTTCATCAGTTCCATAAGTTATAACTGGACCACCAGCTCCTATTGAAATTTCACTAGCACTTCCGCTATATCCTTCAACCCAAATTTCTAAGTAATAATCCCAGCCATTGTAACTCTTAAAGCTGGAGTAAAATTGTTTTGCTAAAGCCATAAATTAAACTGATCTAAATCTGTTAATGCTACCTCTTTGATTTGCTAAAAATATATCATTGCCACTAATACGCCCAAACACTTCAACTTGTTGAGTTCCTCCGCCATTTATCATTCCTTTTAATTTATCTAATGGAGCAACAACTTCTGGATTACTTGCAGTTGTCCCAGCTCCTTCACCTACTAAAGCCATAGTTGGACCAGTTACTAATCCTCCATTTGCTAATCCTAAAACACCAGCTTTAGCCGCTTCAAAAGCTGATTTATATTTAGTCGTATCAAAACCAAATAAAGATTTTATCACAAGAGAAACAGCTAATTGAATTAATAATTGTTTTATAGATTGTTTTATATTTTCAATAAAGCCTTTAAAAAAGTTATCACTACTATATGCAGCACTTGTCATGGCACTTGTCATAATATCACTAAACATATTCATTGCAGCATTTAATTCTTCTTGTTTAGATATTCCCATTGTTGAAACTTCTTCAATATTTTCATAAAATGTTCTCCATGCCCTACTTGTATCTAATATAACTGGTTTTAATGTTTCCATTTTTTTTGTTATGCCAGTTATTCTTTTTTCTGAATTTTGATCAAACTCTATTTCAATATTTCCAAAAGTTGAAAAAGGTTTTTCAGTTTTGGGAGTTGTGACCTGTATATCACCAAAAGTTGAAAATGAACTATTACCTAACTTATCTGTTATATCTTTTAATTCTTTTACACTACCAGTTAGATTATCTACATTTTCTTTAGATTTTTTAAATCCTCCAAATCTTGTAATTACATATTTAGCTGCGGCAGCTATACCTCCTAAAATTACAGCTAAAGCTGTTCCACTTAAACCAGCAAACAAAGTTATAATAGAAGATATTGCTCCAGCCAACGTTCCTAAAATTGCAATGACTGGTCCAATAATTGCAATTATTTTTCCAAAAAATATTATAGCTTCTTTTTGATTATCAGTTAAGCCTCTCAAAGTATCAACAATGCCTTTTAATGATTTAATCAAATCTTTTGCTAATGGTATTAATAATACCCCAAATTGTTGTCCTAATTCTTTAATACTTTCTTGCAAACTTCTTGTACTATTTGCAACCCCATCACTTGTATTAATATAATCTCCTAAAGCATTAGAAGATTGAGCCATCACAAAATTATACCTAAGCTGAACTTTTTCAGCTTGGCTCATTTCTTTTATAGTTTTTGTAATACCTTGTTCTAAAGCAAATTGTTTTAAATTTGCCTCAGTCATTACAACTCCTAGTTTTTTTAGAGATTCTGTTTCACCAGTAAAAATACTTGCTAAAGCTGTTTGGGCAACATCAATTCTTATATTTTTAAATGATGCTAAATCACCAGCTAATCCAACTAATGATGTACTCATCCCAGCGGCTTGTTTTTGAGTTAAGCCCATTGACGTTCCCATATCACCAAACAATGCAGCCATTTCAAGAGCTGATCCTTCGGCAATACCAAAACTGTCTAATGTTGTTTTTGCAAACGCTTGTACTTCTTTAGACGATTGACCAAAGCTGACATTTACTTTATTTAATGATTCCTCAAAATCAGATGCTAATTTAACAGCTCCAGCTCCAACCGCTAATATAGGCAATGTTAGATTAGTGCTTAGTTGATTCCCTAACCTATTGGCATTTCTACTAAATCTATCTAATTTTTTGGTAGCATTTTTAACAGCTTTATCAAAGCCCTTAAAATCAGCTCCAAACATTACAGTTAATTTACCTACTAATCCTAATGCCATTTTTTATTTACTTTTATGTTCAGATAATTTTTTAATATACTCAGCTTTTTCTTTCAACTTTTTATAATCTATTTCTTTTTCTTTCTTATCCCATTCAAACTCAATCAAATCAGTTGGCTTTAACTTTTTACCTTTTGCTATTTGTATATTCAATAACAATGTTGTTTGCCATCTTGTTCTTTCCCACTTACTTCTTTCTCTAATGTTTTCAAGCTCATAAAAGCCATCTAACTTATTCCAAAAATGTTTAGGTAGGTAGTCATAAAATTCATCAACTCCCATGCCTAAATATCCAAAAGCAATCTTTTCAAGTTTACGCCAAGATAGTTTTTCTTTTACTTCTTGGCTTTTTGCTTTTTTTCAGTATTGCCTCCCATTTGTTCAGCAAGTATTTCCATAGCTTTTCCAATAGAATCATAATCATTATCAATTAAATCAGCTAAATCATCAATACTTATTTCACACTTTTGTTTTGCAGCTCTATAACCATCCTCAACACCACAATAAATTAAGGTTAAGGCATCATCCAAAGTCATATCATTTCCAAGTTTATCTAAATCTTGTAATGTTGTATTTGTCTTTGTGCTGTATTTTCTTAAAGCATTAAACCCAAATTTAATTGGATATTTTTTATTATCTATTTCTATAAAAGTATAATTCATTTTTTTGTTTAGTTTTAAAGGATCATAGCAAAGGCACTAAACAAAAATTTAGAGCCTAAGCTAATCACCTAAGTTTTTAGTTTACAGTTTGAGTTAAAACGCCAGTTCCCTCAATTGTTAAACTGTATGTTGCTGTATCTTCCGTTCCGCCAGTTAAACTTACAGATGTAATAAAACCACTTCCAGAATAACTAATATCACTTGTTGAAGCAGTATCACCAAAGATAAATGTTACAGCTTGTCTTGCATTTAAAACATTAGTTTCTAAAGTATCATCTACTCCATCAGTTAATGCAGCTCCAGCCGCATTTGTCCATGCATAAGCCCCATCAATGTCGATAGAAAAATCTCTTAAGCCTTCTAAGATTTCTTTAAATCCACCGCTTTCTTTGTTTGTGATTTCTCTTGGTGAATGATTTACATTCAGAGTACAGTTTTGAGCAAAGGCAACAAGGTTAGTTGTTCCCGTACTATAAACTTTTATTTCAGTTCCATTTAAAATAGCCATTTCTTTTTATTTTTTATATTAATTAATTATTTTCTTTGGCAACTTTTTCTTTTGCCTTTTTTTGTTTTTTCTCTTTTAAGTAACCATTATCTTTTAAGAAAGCAATAGTTTCTTCATTCTTTATTTCCATTTCAGTTCCAGCCATTATTACTTGACCAGCATACCTCCAATTTTTTTTCAATTTTATTTTCATAATTTATTTATTTAACTTGTCGGATTTATTTGTCTAATCTCAAAATCTAAAGCCTTTCTGTAAATACCAGCATCACCGCTAGTATCGTCAAATATATCATTGTAACTTTGAAATTGACTTGATTGTATTTGTTCACCTCCATAAGTTCCTTCATTAATTCTATCCATTGCAACTCTAATCTTTTGAGCTAAATCAGATGCTTGAGAATATGTTTCGCTATAACAAGATATCATTACATCATTAGTGTCTAATGTTGATGCCCCATCTTTTGTATCATTAGGCTGCACACCAGTAACATCATAAATAATAAATGGAAATGTAGTTGTTTGTGGAGCTACATTAGGAAATATCCTAGTACCAACCAAAGCACTCACATCACTATCATTTGCTAAAATATTATATATTGATTTTCCTATTTGCATTTTATCTATAAGCGGCTGTACCTTCTTTTCTTAATTTTTTTACTTCTTTATACATTATTGTTCTAGCATCTTTTAACATATTAGACATCATTTGTTTTTTTGTTGTTTTATATGCTGGTTTTATAAAAGGTTTTGCTGGTCCCCATTTGTATGTTGGGCTTTGTGCATCTCTACCAACTTCAATCCATGCTCCATAAAATCCGCTTTTTTCTTTATTTTTATATGCTCCTCTAACTCTTAGCCCTACATAACCACCACCAATAGCCCTACTTCTTGCAGTTGTTATAAACCCTACACTTTGTTCTAATTGTCTTGATCCAGATGTTCCATCTTTAAATTTTGTTTTAGATATGTTGCTTTTTATTTGATCTTGTAAAATTTTTGAGTTTTTTCTAAATATTCTTTCTTTATTTTTATTAGTATTTAAAACTTGAGGAAATCTTGCCAAAAAATTTTGTAATTCTTTCATGCCATTAATATTAACACCAACACGATTAATTGTTCCACCAGTTCCAGCTAATCTTGCCGCTTGACTTCTATTTCTATCTCCAAATGTTATTGCCATTAATCTTTATTTTCACAAATTATTTCTAAAAACGCTGTTCTACCATCTATCTGATTAATTACTTTTGGAAAATAATATTTCCCATCATAAGTTAATCTTGATTGTAAACTTAAATTGCTCATGTCTAAATTTCTAATATAAATGTGCAACTTAGTCATTCCAGTTATTTTACTTGATTCATCTGTTTTCTCACTTCCACCCTTCCATTCTATTGCAGCCCAAACAGTTCTAAAGGCAACATAACTTCTTGTCAATTCACCATAGCTATTAGCTGAGGTACTAACTGATTCAATAGTTACTCTCCTATCTAATTCCCCAATTGTCATCCTACTATTTGTACTTTATAAGTATTCAAAAGAAATTTAACATTAAGAGGCAGCTCAGTTGCTATCCGCCCTATCACCACGCTTGATCTGTTTTGATAAAAGTTCCCGATAGTTAATAGTATAGCTTGTTTTATTATTTCTGGAACATCACTTGCAGCACTTCCATATCCAACTGTGTATCTTGCTAAAACAGCATCATTTCTTTTTGTTATTGTTGGAAAACTTTGCCCATCAGCTAATTGTATTTGACTTGGCTCATAATTTAATTGAGTATCATAAACAGTTGCACTTAATGTTTGCAAAGAAT